AACGAAACCGTTAGGGTTCTCCATACACTTGTATCTTAGCCACCGGGCTTGCTCGATCTCCTTCTCCACATCGGCTTTCGTATTAAGGTTGGCAAACGGATTTGATGCGTCTGTGACGCTAGTTTGGTTCGCCGACCCCGAAGCCTTGGTTTCAGAGATTTCTTGCTTCAGAGATTCGACCTCGCTGCGAAGCCTTTCGGCCTCTTCTTCAGCCTGCTTGCGCTTGGCCGTCAACTTGTCGATTCGCTTCTGAACGCCCTTGGAGAGGTTATCGCTCTCTCCGTTGTCTTCCGCTGACTGTGAAGGAACTTCGTCTTCGCCATCCTCGGCCGGGGGGAGTTCCGTGTCAGTTACTTCGTCCTGCTGGGACGCTTCACTGTCGTTGGTATCCTTGACCTCCGTTTGGACTTCGTCCTCATTGTCTGGTTGGGACTGTCCAGCCTGCTCATCGTCCCTGAACAGGGTATTGCGGAGAAGATCCGCAAGTGATTCTTGATTCAACCCGGACTGGGGCTGGTTTGACTGTACCTCGGTGTTGTTTTGAGCCGTTCCGATCTCGGCATTAGGGTTTTCTGACATAACAGGGATGCGCTCCCAGAGGCGTATGGGGAATAACCTCAGAAACCAAGCATCGTCAATGGGGCTACCCCCTGTTTGTAACTTTTGGCAACTTCTGTCCTAGGTCAGGAGCCGTACTTGCCTTCCCGGGACTCCTGTTGCTGGATGAGAAGCAAATCTTTGAAGTCCTTGAGCGCCTCCGCGCGGCCACAGGCGTGGATACGCTTTTCGCCCTCAGTGGCATAAGAAATAGCCCGGTCTACCTCGGCATCAACGCTCGCGGTAAGGAAGGCGAGTACCGCATCAAAGACCTCATTGGTCTCGAAAGACAGTACCCGCTTATGTTCTTCGATAGTCTTAGCCATAGTTAGTATCCCGGCTGCTGGGGCTGCTGCTGGCCCTCTGCGGCCATCTTATCGGACACCGGGGTAACCCCGATACGGCCGATAGACTTGTTCTGCTGCTGCGAAATGCTCATCTGGAGGTTCTTCATATAGTTCTGGAAGAGCATCTGGAACTGCTGGTCTTGCTGGGCGGCGGCCTGAACCTTGGGGTTCTTCTGGACGATGTCCTGAACGAATTGCATCTTAGACTGGGCGGCAGGATCGTTCTCGACATACTGCGGCTCCATCCCAGCCATCATCTTGGCAATGTCGGTCTGGACATCCGAGTACATCTTCTGGGAGGCAGAAGCCTGATCCATAATGATGTCCTTGGCGGCCTCAGGGCTGATGGCCTCGACAAAGCGAGCCGTCAACTTGTTGCGGTCAATGACACCTCCGCTGTCCATCGGGACGACAAAGGACGAGATGGCCTTCAGTTTCTCAAGGACATAGTCCGTGTCAAGTTCACGCACATTGTACGAGACATTGAAGTCGTACATAGCCGAGAGTTCCTGAGGCTGGAGGACGATAGGCATACCAACGACACGCTCGATTTCAGCGCCATCCATATACTGGAGCGACAGGGAGACGACCTGCTTGTAGATCTTGCTCCAAGAAGACAGCCAGTTGTTGACCATAAACTGCTGGGTCATCTGGGTCTTGGTCGGAACGATATTAGGGTGATACAGGCCGAAATAGTCCGCGTTGCTCTGCTCGACCCGGTCAATCAGGTTGAAGGCAAGAGCAGGGTTGCCAGAAGGGGGCGACAGGAATGTGTAGTCGTCCGGCGTTGTGACAGGCAGCAAACCACCCGGCTGGATGATATTCTGCGTACCAAGACGCTTTTTGACTTTAATAGGCGGCAGGGTTTCAAATGCCGTGCGGTCACGGATAGAGTCACGCTGCGCCTTGATTTCCATCTGGTCGGTGTAGGCCAGTTCAGGAACTCCACGGCATTCCACGATAGAACGGCGCAGACGCTCGCGGCGGTATTCCACGAAAGGATACAGGCCGTGGGCGTAATCAAGCATTTCGTGCTTGGCGAACAACTTCTCCCGGGTGTTAGGGCAGAAGACAGTGTAGTAGATGCACGGAACGCCGTTCTCGTTGATTTGACGAGTGTAGGCGTAGACGATTTCAATCAGATTGTCGGCGCGCTCAAGCGTGTTGCCGATATTGGTCGTGGCCGGAACAAGGTTAGGTTCGGAGTACCAGTCGGACATACCAGTCGTCTGGGAGGCTTCTTCGACAAAGGCTTCGTCCCACTGAGAAGTCTTGATCATCTCACGCAGTTCCACCTCGGTCATAAAGGTGCGCCGGAAGATTACGCGGGCATCCTGAAGGTCGAGGGTCTCGGGCGGGAAGCAGATTTCGTCAAACGGCTTGAGGGCGGCGACAACAGGAGCGTTGGAAACAGCGTATTCCTGATTGAATGTGGCAACGCCAGCAGACATCAGTTCGTCAGCGACACGGGCAGCGTCTTCCTTGCTGATACCAAGCAGGCTCATCAGGGCGCTGACGCTATAGTCGCTAGTCCCGGTAGACTTGAGGCTATTGACAGCCTCGTTTGCGATGATGTCACCCGACATACCACGCTGCTCAAGTTCCGCAAGGGTCATTGAGATGGCTCGGACACCAAGACGGCGTTCCCAACCGATATGAGCGACAGACCAGCCGAACTGCTGCGTGTATTGCCCGAGTAGTTCAGCCTCAGTGAGAAGATCAGCCCGCATCTTGTTATTCACGACCCAGTCGGCGAGCGTCTGGATGGAGGAAGCGCGTGAGGCATCACCCATCTCAGTGCCACCGACACGCAGGCGGGCGAGTTGCCAAGCAGAGACAAGGATGACGACCAATTCGTTGATGGTCTTATCGACCAAGCGACAACGGACATCGGAAGCGCCTTCAAACGGGAAAGCCTGATCGCCTTCGTTGAGGTTGCTGCTGTGTTTCTTTCCGTCATCGGACTGGCCTTCCCAGCGAGCGAGACGGATGTCATCGTTAGAGTTCAGGCGAGCGACATTGCCGCCATTGTACAGGGAACGCTGAAGTTCGCTGCGGAGTTCACCGATATCCGGTGTTTCCGAGTAAAAAGCCAGTTTATCCTTGCTGTTGTTCTTGTCTGCCATAAGTTTGTGTGTGTTGGTCGATATATTGCAAAAGGGATGACTTGTGGAAGCGATGCTGTCCACCTAGGGTAGTATAACACCGAATCTGACCTGTTTTGCGAAGTTTGTCCAATTCTCTGACATCAATACCTGTCATTCGCTTCGCTGCCGACCTAGAAAGCAGCATAGGGTACTCTTCGGGCTTCATTTAGTACGAGCCGCCCCCCTTGCACTTAAAGTGATTTTCTTCATACTGCTCTGGGCTTAATACCATCAGGTAGCGCAGGCAGTCAACCGGGTCTTTGGAAGCACCCTTATCCCCGTCAGCCCCAGTCCATTCACGAAGGGAATAGATGAGATTCTGGCATTGCTTGGAAACATACAGTTTCGGCTCGTTGATTGGCGACAAAGGCTGGCTAGGGTCGTGAGCCAGAGCGTCATTGATGAGCGCCACCCCTTCCTCGATGCGTAGACCGGGTGCAGGGATGAAGTACATCGGGTCTGGGTCGGTTTCCAGTAGTTCGATAAGGGAAGTGCCGTGTTCCTTGCCAGCAGCCTGCGTAGCGCCAGCACGGGGGTCAATATAGCGATCCTCGACCACTTCATCACCCTCAAGGCCACGGATAATCTCCTTGTACTCGTTAATTCCTCGGCCGCCGCCTGCTCGCTGTGCCGGGCCAGCCTTTCCGTCCATCTTGGAGTCCGGAAGCGCCCATTCCCCGTAAGTAGCGTCCGGCCACTCCCGATAGACATACCAACGGGTCTTTTCACCCTGTCCGACAGCCCGAAGCCACAGCATAAACCAGTTTCTGGCTCCAGCCGGGTCAACGACCATATAATTCGTGCCTTCCTCAGGGATTTTGTCGTGGTCGATCTCATTGAGGTCGCCAAATCGCGGGAATTGCGCTCCGGCAAGGCTTTCAGCCCAACCATAGGCTCGAATCTTCTTCTCGTAGGTCGTCTTGCCCTCTAGGGTCTTGCAAAGTTCGTCAAACGGGTTGTAGGGGTTGAACTGGGAGTGGAACCAGACCACCCCAGCGTCCTTACCACGCGATTTGGCCCGGAAGGGCATATGGCCGTTAGGCACGCCCGGCGCGTGCTGAATACTTTGGTCTAGGATGGGGGCTGGCCTGCTTTCCAGTATCTTAGCCCCGGAAATGTACTCCTTGACGACATTTGTGTACCCGGAAATGGGGGTAAAGGTAGTGATAAGCCTACCTCGGCGGGTAACGATACGATACCTTAGCGTTTCAATCCAATCCAACGGCACAAGTTCATCGCACCAGATGACATCGCACTCGCCACCCTCGATAACCCGCTTTTCTTGTGCATAATTGAGGAAATAGCACTGGCTTCCGTTAGGGAAGATGAAAGTACCGTCCGAAAAGCCGTTTTTCTGCGAATATTGGATATTCGTGACCCGACCCTTCTTCAGGGACTTGTATTCCGGCGGCAAATACTTCCAGATGACATTCTGCTGCATCTCGATGGACGACTTGGATGTCGTGTGCAGACACCAGACTCGCGCATTCGGCGTATTCACCATCGTAGAGACAACCCGTTTGGCAGCCCACTCGGTCTTGCCCGCTCGATTGCCCCCAAGTACGCAGATCTCCTGATAAGTCTTCAGAAAAGCGTCCGCTTCCTTCCAGTGGAAGGGTTCGTAGCCGTGTCGGTAGGGGTCAGTCTTCTCAGCAACGATCTTCTCTTCTCGGATCCGAAGGATCCGAGCGACTTCCTCCGCACCCACCTTTTCGGTCAGATTCCGGAGATCCTCCGGGCTGGGGATCTTGAGTACTGGATGGGGGCTAAGTTTCACTTCTTCTTGGTCAACTTACGCTTGGTAGCGCAAGGCTTATAAGAAGTCTTAGGCTTGGCCTTGATAACCACCTTAATTTCGGGCTTGGAGCCGGAAAGCGCCTTGTCGATGAAAGCCCAGAGGCGGGAGAACAGGCTGCTAATGTTAGGCATAAGTAAGTTTTATACGGGTTATAAGTGTTCTGTCAAGTATGGAGCCTTGGGACGGACTTGAACCGACAACCATCTGTTTACAAAACAGGCGCACTGCCATTGTGCTACCAAGGCCGTCAACCATCGAAAATTTCGTCATCATTCACGCCCTCCTTGTAGGCTTCGTAGGCGGCCTTGATAGATGACCACATCACAGGCTTGAAATGCTCCTTGGGCGACCCCGGGCCGAAAGTCACCACCTTGTACTTGTCGTCGGCCACCTTGGCTACGATCAGACCCTCCTTGAAGTACTTGTTGAACGACCTGACCGCATAGACCAGCGCCGCCTCGGACTGCTCGTCATTCTTGCACTTATCGCCCGAATACAGGCCAGCCGAAACCACCTTGGCCTTCTTGATGACCTTGTCCTTCGGCTTCTTGGGCTTCTTCTTAGCCATTACCAGCGCCCTCCAAACCGGGGGTGCTTGGCCGCAATCCACATCTTGCCGTCAGACCGCAGCGGAACCACCATCCCAATCACGAAGTTCCGGCTGTCCTTGACCAGCACATTCACCCGCTCGTAGCCCTTGTCGCGCACGATATCGCAGGCAATGATTCGAGGGTTCGCAAACTTAGCCTTCACGATGCCCTCCACCTGCTTCGGCGGCTCAACCGCAGCCAACTCCTGCTCCAACTCCGGGTTATCCACCCCAGCAATCAAACACAGATTATCGACACCAATCCTCGTCCAGAAGACAGGCCACAGCGTCTTCGGCCCCTTGCTAGGCTTCCGATACCAATGCGCCCCCTCTTCCAACTTCTTACGAATCTCCCGCATCTGCTGCTTGGAAATCCCGGTCACCCGGATCAAGTCTCCCTCTGAATAGTCCATATTACCGCCATAATCCATCTAAGTTAGCCTTAGTCAATCCATTCCCCAAGGCTTCTCATTACGCTCATTCACATTCGCTCCACAAGAACCCTTTCCCCCTCTGGGGGACGAAAGGGGGGAATGGGGGATTATTAAGGGGGGCCAACCCAACCCTGTCAAGCAGTCCCGACAGACCAGCCCAACCTATTAGCCCGGCTAATGGCCTACCCCAGCAGGGCTTATTGCAGAAAAAGTCCAGATGGGTGAACCCGCTCGGCTGGGCCCCCGGGGGGGCGGGGGGGGGGGGCC